ACGTGCTGAGGTAGACCCTCGCGGTTCATCAAAAGGTTCTGGGCCGCCGCCAACTCCGCCGGCTTGACGGCCCTGCCATTAACGGGCTGGTAGTCTCCCCAGCCCTCCATCAACTTCAAAAACTCAGTCATCCGAATCAGTCTCCTTGGACTGAGCTTCGTCAATAGCCTTTTGTGCCTGCCAGTCCTTTTTCACGCGGTCCAGTTGGGCTAGGGCGGCCTCCATACGGGCAAGGTCTTCGTCCAGCTTCTCAAGATCACGCTCTAAGGCATAGCGACGGTATAGGGTCTGACTAAACTCAGCCTGTAGTCGCTCAGTTTGAGCGGTTAGTTTTTCGTCAAACATCCTCCCCTCCTGTTCGGTCTACGTAACGTCAGTAGACACCATGATGTACCGGATGTTGCCATTGATGATGCAACGCAAAAGGTGGTTGCATGTCGGGGTGCCGTCCTGGAGCTGAACCGCGCTCAGGTTGGCGAACTCAAATACGTTGTCAGCCGTCGCGTAGCCAGTCGCGTCACCGTCCATCACGAAGCGGTGAATACTATGCACGGTTGCCGTTCCGAAGTCGGTAGCGGCACCTTCGGCCCACAGCTCAGACATGCCGCCTGCGATAGTAGCTGCCGCTGCGCGGTTAGGCTGCATGAACGTACCACGAAGCCCAACGCCCAACCCGGTCAGCGTTCCGTCGGTGTCGTACTCCAGGCCAAAGTGACCACCATGAGCGGTCAGGACGCCGACTGCCTCAATGATGGTTCGGCCCCGCATCGCCTCACCTGAACTGCCGGCACCGTTCAGTCCAAGGGCCATATACATCCCTCGCGTGTCACCGCTGGTGCAGATGGTGCGATACCGATACTCACGGAAGTTGAACCCCGTGAGAGGAGCGGTGCGCTTCTCATAGAATACGTCACCCCTACCTACAAGCTCCTCGGAATCGTCAGGGTCCCAATGGACCTTGACGGCGATCACTTCATCTAGGCCCTCTGCAACCGTGTCTAGGGCATACCCAAAGTGGCAATTCGTGTTCTTATTCCGGATCTTGGACAGAATGCAGGTCGTCCGGTTAATAAAAATCTCATCGCCAATTCTCACGGCCGATACGCCCCAGTCATCGTCCGCAGATACCAACAGCGCCCAGATGCCCTCGGTGTCAACGGCAATCCAGTCGGAGGCGGCAACTTCGGTGCCAAACGCCACGCCTACGCCGTTGCCGTCAGCAACCGTCCCGAAGGTTACAGGGTCTCCATAGGAAACCACGGCCCCTGGGTGGTTGAACATATCGGCCCGCAGCGTAACGTGACGGCCCTCTCCGGTCGAGCTGATCTCTTGACCAGCAGTATCATACGTTTCGTAAGGTGTAGGCATTTCTTATCTCCCCAGCACCGCGTTGTCGGCCATTCTCTCGGCCTCTTCCGCGCTAAATCCTTCTTGCATGAACTTGAACTTGCAGGACTCCTTGTAGGCTTCCTTTCCGTTCTCATCCGCACCGGTGTCTCCGGTGCCCCCCATGCCCTTGATGACGCCGGAACCGGCAACCTCAGCCAGATACTTGGCCTCGGATTGCACGCGCTCGTCAACTCTCTCGGCGTAGGCAGCCTTATCGAGTGCCCCGTCCACAACGGGTGGATTCTTGGACAGGTCCTCAATCAGGCGCTCCCTGGTCATGTCAGGCAGTTCCAGCTTCGCCAGCTTCTCGCTCACGAAGTCCTTGGCCGAACGCAGCAAGACGCCTTCCTTCAGCTTGGCAACTTCCGCCAGGGCATCGTCTCTGGCCGTCTTAGCCTCGGTCAACGCCTCTTCAGCCTTTGCGATTTGGTCTTCCAGCAGTTCGTTCGCTTCTTGTAGTTTCTTCAGGTCTTCCATCTTCTTGTCACTCCGTTTCTTAGCTGTGGTGCCGGACGCATCTCGCGCCGACTCAAATAACTGTAGCACTTGACCACCTGCTCCAGGCATGGTCACAAAGTCCACTGACTGTATTGCTGCAATCTCCTTGACGACGCGGCCCGATCTCCCCTCGGCCTCACCGTCTTCTGCTTTACCCCTGCCCCTGATACTGACCCCTATGTGCGGCGCCAGTTCGTCTATCGCACCCTGAAACGCACCGAACACATGGGCATCAGCATAGAGGCCCGGTCCTAGTACGCTGCTTTCGTCCCAGTAGGCATCCCTTGCCAGTTCTCCCGCCAAGTTCCGCAAGCTACCTTCTGGACGCGCAGCCTCTTCTTCTTCCGTGGGGTGGTCCCAGAACATCTTAGTGCCCGCCTCAAAGACCTTGGGGCCGTCTCGTGCCAAGACATCCGGCGGGTAGTACCCGCTGGTGCCCCATCCCGGCGCGATGATCTTGACTGGAATCGTCCCGTCCCCCCTGACTGACTTCTCTGTCAGCTTGACGAAATCGCCCTCAAGCGCGGTCTCTTCTGGTTCCCTGAGCTGGTCTTCCAGGTCCTTCCGCGCCTTCCTCTCCTTGACCAGTGCGGTCTTCAGGCCGTGAATGTGCCCGTCGATGAGGTTTTGGGTGGCCTCATCTTGGCCGTCAAACCACTCCTCATAAGCCTCGCCCATGTTACGGATTGCTTCATTGGCTACCCTGACTGCCCGGCCCTCGCAATCTCCTTCGCCCTTCTCCTGGCAACGCTTCAGAGCATCGTTGGCTACCTTAGCCCACGTCTGTTGCTTCTTGGGCGTGTCTGCTGCCTTGCTGTGCTTCGTGGCGTCCGAAGGCGCCCACGGTTCCTTCAGTTGTGTCATTGGTTGTACCTCTCAAGTTCGATACGCCTCCGCGCCCTCTTGTCGAAGTCGTCGAGCGCAGCAAGTAGCGCCTCCGTTCGGCCCTCGGGTGTCTTGGCGATCTGTTCCGCTTGGTCCTCCCCCATGCCCTGCTTGACCAGGTAGTTCTTGAGTCTCAAGGCAGTAGCCTCTTGCTCAGGCTGGCCGTCATCCTCCCACGTCTCCAGCACGAGCACCTTGGTCTTCAGGCCGTCAATGTACCCCTCGTGCTTGGCCCTGACCTCTGCTATCCGCACGACTACGACGTTGGGCTTGGGGCAACCCCTCGCCAGGTCAACGTATTGATCGCCCAGCACGGACATTTGGCTGTAGCCTGCGGGCATGTCTGCCCGATACTTGTCCTCAGTCGTGCCCTCACCGATCCACGTAGTCACTACATGCGCTTGCTTCATCTGTCCCCCTAGCTGATGTCATTGAGCGTGACATCGTATTCGCCGTAGGTGTTGATCGTTGTCACTCGGAACTGGTCGAACTTGGCATCGGTGCTGTCATCGCTATAGAGCCCGTGCCAGGTGGCGGTATTGTTGAACCCCGCTGAGGCGTAGCCCAGTTCATCGGCACCGTCTACCCACATCCGAATATCGTTGTCACGGCACCTGACCTGAATGTAGTAGCGAGCTGCGGCGGCGATGTCGATGTCCGCCGATGCCCTCACCGTATGGGCTCCATCCCTGACTTCGACGATCTGCTGGTCTGTGTCAGCCGTGTTCGTGATCTCGCAGTACCAGTAGTTGCCTCCGCCCATCGAGTCGGCACTGCCCCTCACCAGGGCACCTACCCACTCATCAGCAGCGGGTATCAATGCCCTGGCAGTCACCCAGGCGTTGCTAACGCCAGTCACGACGTGGCACCGGGCATCAGCCGTAGCGTCCGGGTCTGCTTCCGCGCCATCGTCGTCCCACGCCCCAGCGTCTATGATCCAATCCAACGCCCCCTCTTCGGTTGTGTGAATGTTCAGGTTCTCATTCGTGGAGAAGCTATCGAAGCATTCCCTCTCTAGCCCGGAACCCACGGGCAGCGTCAGCAATTCGTCAAACGTGGCATCGGCGTCGTCATCCGCATAGATGCCATGCCAGGTTGCGTGCTTGTTGAACCAGGCGGTAGCATAGTGGGCCCTTTCCGTGGCGCCACCGTAAAGCGTGATCTCTTCGCCGTATGCCCTGGTCTTCAGCTTGTAGGTTGCATTGTCTATCCAGTCATCGTCCGCTGCGGCTCTGTTCGTTACCGCGCCGTCGAGGACTTGATCTATGAAGGTGTCGTTGCCGCCGGTGTTGCCCTGAATCGTCAGCCGCCATTCATTCTCGCCACCAGCGGTATCGGCACTCTTGCGAATAGCCAACCCAATCGGAGCGGCGGAAGCACCTGGTATGTAGACATCTGCTTCGTGCCATATATCCGGCGTCAAGCAAGGATAGGTGGCAACGGCATCAACCGTGGCGTCAGGACTGACAACCCCCGATGCCACATTCCAAGTTCCCACATGCTCCACATACACCCAGCCGCCATAATCCATGTCGTGAGGAGCATTTAGCCTTTCGGTTCCAGCAAACAAGTCCATCGCTACCGGCACCAGCAAGGGCGTCTCATACGTCGCGCAGGGGATGCACACATAGTCCATCTTGCCCGCGCTATCTAGATTGCTGAATATGGGATATAGGGCAGCCTCATGCTCCGCCGAGCAGTACCACGCCAGCCTAGCGTGCGGGTAGTCTTCCGATTCGTCCCTAAAGTAGTAATGCGCCCCATAAGCGGAGGTGAGGGCCGTGCCCGGATACCAGTGAAAAGCGTCCACATCAAACGGACTCAGCACTATGGCGATCTGGGCATACTCAGTCAATGCGGGCCATATCTCCTTGAGCACCGGCGAGCCCGCCGCCGCCCAGTGAACGTCAAACCCCGCACTAGCCCCAAGCGCCCGAATGCAATGCTCTGCTTCGGTCTCGTCCGTTGGTGTCGTGTCTAGGTTGAATCCGAATATCACTTCGTCAGCGGTAGTCACAGCCACCCGATACTTGAGCACTAACCCCAGCGCCCTTGTATATGCAGCAGCCGCGTCGGTGGTTGCGTACCAGTCCTGAGCACCCCACACCGGACCCGCAGCCTGTACGGGCCAGACGAAGTTGCCGGTCACAACTGACATATTGCCGTCGGTCTGGTCGAGGACCAACTGACCAGGCCCCGGCATACAGACGTGAGGCGTAGCCATAGGCGCACCTTCGGCAACTGAGAATGAATCCTTGAGCAGCATACACTCCCAGCCAACCTTGCTGACCTCCCCGTCAACCCGGAAGGGCGAGGTCTGCTGCTGGCACGCGCCTACGTCCGCCGTGTGCTCGAAGTCAAACCACGCACTAAACTGGTAGTAGGTGGAGTCATCCGTACAGTCAGGGTAAAGTAGGATCTGTTTGGTTGTGGTAGACTGTGCGAGTGCCGCGAGAACCTTGGCCTCTTGGTCATGGTAGGCTGTGATCGACCCCATGCCCGCCAGTACGCCACGGAGTAGTTGCTTCCAGACCTGCTCAAACTCGATAACCTCACACTCTTCACCACTGATGCCCAGTGACCAACCAGACGCGTTTTCAAACTTGACCCCATCAACGTATACGCAGGCCGCCAGGCCGTGCCGTTCATTTGGCATCCTATAGCTCCATTTCGACCCAGGAGATGACATTCAGGCTCGATGCTGGCACGTCATCTCCGTGGAATAGGGTCACTCTCATTTGTGCGTTGGAGGGGAACTTCAAGCCTACAGGGAAGTGGAATTGACCTATGCCCATTGAGTTGTCATTGACTCCCTGTGCCGCTGCCGCAGCCCCCACATAGTTGTCAAACACAACCACGTTGCCCGCGCCGACGTTGTACCAAACCTGCAAATGGAAGGCGGTGTCCGGCATGATGTCGAAGCCAACCGTCACCTGTCCTAGTACCCAGCAATACCCGTCCCCTGGTGCGGCATGGGTGATCCAGCCGTCATTAGCCGCGTCAATCATGATGTCGTCTGCTGGATCAACTTCAGCAACCCGCTCAGTATTCAGTGGGCGCCTGTGATGAATCCTACTACCGGCAATCTTCTGTTCTACCATTATTGACCCCTCGCCTTCGCTGACGCCTTCCGGCGCTTGTCGTCCATCTCTAGCCTGGCCCGCTCCGCAGGGTCTTCCAGACGCTCGCCAAAGTTGGCGAAGTGCCTCTGCTCGATCTTGTCAGCCGGCTTGAACCCGAACTCCTCCTCAAACGCCTTGAACGACAACCCATCAATGCGGCTGTCTGTCTGTCCCTTCGTCTTCTCGCCTCTCTTCACTTCTTTGCCCTCCGGTGATATTGGTCACATCTGCAAGCCGGGTGTGCTAATGGCTGCATGTGCCCGCTTGGGTACAAACTATTGAGCGGAATCCAGCCTACCGCTGCATTGGCGTTGCAGTCGTCGCATACCCGCTCCGCGCCGATTGTTGACCACTTCTTCTCTACCTCCAGCCCCATGTCTTGAACTGCCCGGGCTGTCTGCACCGCACCTTCGACGTACATATTGCCGGTCTCTGTTACGGCCACGAGATGTGCCCGGCTCTTGATGTGAAGCTGAGGCCTGCCAACGGCGAACTCCTCGAACCGGTCTGTGATCGCCTTGGCAGTCCTGTCGTAGCTCCAGCCCTCCTCCATCGCGTGCCTGACCTGAGTGTTGATGTAGTCCTGCGTGGTCTGGTTGATGCTGTTTAGGGTCATCTTCGTGAGAGATGGAATCTGATTCAGAAGCGCCTCATCGAAGCCCAACTGAAAGCCACCCACCCAGTTCAACTCCGCCAGCACAGACATCTTGCCCGCCAGCATGGCCTTGACCGCTGCGGCATTCATCGGCGCCTCGAAGAGGTACATCGTGGCATAGACGATCTCAGCCCACATGGCAGCGATCTCAGCCGCACTTAGGTTGGCCGGCACGAAGGCTTCCTGTAGCTTGGGGAACCAGGGCTCAAGCTCTTCCAGCCGCGCTACGAACAACTCCCCCTGTGTCCTGAATGCGTCCTCTAGGGCAGGCTCTAGCTCCCACTCCACGGGCGCCAGGGCAGCCTTGCGAGTGATGCGGCGCAGGGTAGACTCTAAGAGAAACATCGCCTCCCAGGTGAACGCCAGTGCCCTTGTGAAGTCGCTAATCAGCATGTTTCCTCAGCATCTTCTCAAGCCCCTCTTCGAACTTGGACGCGATGGCTTGGGCCGTTTCCTCTTCCCATGTGACTTGCTCTTCTTCTTCATTGTCGGGATACATCGCCTCCAGCGTTTCGTCTATGTCCTCTTCATGCAGGGCCACAAGCAGCATCCGGGTCAACTCCCGCTGCCCTATGGTCCCGGCGAGCCCGCTGCCCTTGAGTGTAGCGGCATCCACGATAGCGCTAATCAGCTCGTCAATGTCCTCTTCCACGATCGGCGGGAAGTCGATGTCTACTTTGCTTTCGACGTCATCATTCCAGACCAGCTTGTACTCGGTCTTCCCGTCCTGCTCTACCGTTTCGACGACTCCCTTGCCCCGAAGCTGCCCGCCGGTTGTCTTGACCTGCTGCATCAGCACGTAGTTGAATATCTCGGCATAGATGTCACCCCAGAGGGTTTGCCTGCTCACCATCTGGAGCTCCGTGGGGCGATTCAGGCTCTTGGCCGTGGCAAGCGTGCCCACGCTAACGTCGCCAAAGAACGTCTCAGGCAGCCCCATTGCAGCGCAGACCATGAGCTTGATATGTCTACCGTCCTCTGCGGCTACAGTGGCCCCGGCGGTCCTGACAGGCTGTAGGTCCCTGCCCTCAGTCAGCATGGCGATGGATCCGGTGACTGGCGGAGGCGTGGTCTCCGCTCCAGTGCCGCCACCGGAGGCATAGGTCGAGCCCAGCTTAGACTTGACCGCTGCGATCTCGCCCTTGCTCTTCATGCCGGTCGCCTTCCATGCAAACCGACGGTACGACCTAGTGATGCTGGCCCAATCCTCTAGGAACTCTTTGTAGGCTTTGGCCCAGTCTATCGCTGCGTAGACCTCAGACACGCCGAACTTCCAATCACTGAATCCGCCCGTCTTGACGTGATAGACAGGTCGGTCCCAGTGAATAGGCTTGTCGTCAATGCTGGTAGGTTTCTTCTTGGGGTGGTACTTCCAGTCGGGGAAGTATTCTGTGGTCTGTTGGTCAAATGTGCTTCCGGTGCCTGGGGTCCAGCCCTCACGAACATAGCTCCGCTTGTAGTACCACGGCTCTTTATTGTCCTCGGGGTTGCGGATCACATCGGCAATCTCGTTGAACGGGATGCTACGCACCCTGACCTGGCCGCTGTGCTCGTTCGTGAAGAGGACGAAGAACAGGTTGCCGTCTGTCTGTAGCTCACGCTCTTTGCTCATCTGGGCTTGACGGCTGGTGAACTCTACCTTGTTCTTGTCATCGTCCCTGAATGCCTGAATGACCTCGTTAATGTCATCGTCCTTGATGTTGACCGTCATGCCCCGGCCCCAGACGTAGTGGCTCTGGACATCGACGCCCCGGCGGATCAATGGGTTCTTGAGGTAGAAGAGCCGGCTCCAATAGGTGATCGTCGCCAACCCATCGCGGCTGAACTCTTCCCAGCTCTCACCGCCCAACTGCAACCAGCCAGAATCCTCTCGCGCAAGCTCCAGCTCTGCGATGCGCTCCGTGAGGGTGTCGTAGTTCTGCCCCATCGTAGCCAGCGCCGTGTCGCGCGTCTCCAGTTCTTGCTCGACGGCTACCAGCGCGGTACTATTCGCGTCCAACTCCTCACGTAACTGTCTTCTAGCCAGGTCGTCAGCTATGCCCATTAGTTATCCTTCGGTGGTCTACCCCGTCGCTTCTTCCGAACCGGAAACGCATTCTCCCAGCCCGGCCCCGCACCATCCTTGGCCCGCCTGGCCGTGTTCAGCAGAATGGCCGGATCGTAGCCGTGCCGGGCAACGAACCTCGTGCGTTCCTTGTCGTCCTTGAACTTGGGGAACTTGTAGCCCCGCTCTTCCAGTAGTTCCTTGACTGACTTCATCTCCCCCTCCCGGCTTCGTAGTACGTTACATAATGTAGGCTAGGACTCACGGTTGCCCTGTATTGCGGTGCACCGCACAGGCGACAGCGCTTTCTCACGACAAGCCTGCCCAATATCGCATGGCCTGGCCCGAACTCATGTCGCTTGCGTACCTTGCACAGCCACAGGCGCCTTATCCAGCTCCACATCTCCCCCTCCTATATCGGCGATATGTCAACGGTCTCTTCGTACACAACCAGGATCTCTTCTTCTGCGGGTCCAAACATATTCACGCCCCCGCTCACCGCGTCCACCTGGTCATCGTGTGTGCCCTCTGGAAACCACTGGCACTCATTCAGAAACGTCTCTACGTCCCACGTACCGTCATTGACGATCTTGACGTTGCCTACCTCAGCCTGCGCAGACCACGGGTTAGCCCGCTTCACCTTGTCCTTGGAGGATCGAAAGCCCCTCACGGTGTACCCCCTCAATTCTGGCATCGAGGCTATTTCATAGATGATCGCCTTGCCCGAGGCCCCCGGCTCCTGCTCTATGCCGATCACCACATCAGTCCCGTCAAGCTGTGCCGTCTGCACTATCAGTGCCTTCACGTTGGCCCACGTCGCCTGTCTCCTGACCATGTGCTCTATGAAGTACAGCTTGCCAAACTGAGAGACCCTTGCCCCCGCCGTGTAGTCGGGATCGTCCTTGAGGGTCGCCTTCTCTGTGGCGGCAAAGTCCCAGAACCGCACCTTGTCCGCCAAACCAGGTGCCGCCTTCACTATCTCGAACCACTCCCTCTTGAATACCAGGCCAGCGGCGGCCATGACATCCCAGTCGCCCTCAAGGAGCTGTAGCCTCTCCACTAGCGGCAACGCCTCTAGCCGCAGGACGTAGCCAGGGTCCTTCTCGATGATGTATGGGTTGTCCCACACACTCGCCTTGATGAAGGTCCTCGATAGCCCCTTGGGGTCATCTGGCCGGCATTCAACCTCATCGTCACCTATGCGTTTGTACCAGCGGATCTCGCCGTCTTTGGCCGGGCGGGGATGCCTCTTGTCCAACCAGGCGCCCCAGCGCCGCTTCACCCAGTCATGCCCGATATTGCCAGGGTTCGTTCCGGCCCGTATTCTAGGAGGCGCACCGCAGGTGGTCCGCGCCCTGCTGAAAAGGTACAGGTATTGACCCTCCGTGAACGTGGTCAGTTCGTCGAAGCCGATGTAGGCATACTCGGCGGACTGATGCTTGAGCTTGTCACGCTCACCTTCCATGTGGCTGAACACGACCATGCTACTAGCCGGGAACCGCCACTGGAACTTAGAGTCATTGTAAAGGCCGCCAAGGACCGGGTACTCTACCCGGCTGCGCTCAATCAAGCCCTGGGGCTGTTGTAGCTCCCTAAACGTCCGCCTGAAGAGGACGCCAGTGTAGCCAGCAACGTGTGCGTAGCGCAGGGCCTCCATAAGTAGAGATTCGGTTTTGCCACCGCCGGCTTGCCCGCCATACAGCACCTCGAATGCTGGGTTACGATGAAACTTCTCCTGTTGCCCCGGACTCGGTTTCCAACTCATCAATTGCTGGTAGGTATACCACGGCGGCTGCTACTTTCTCGCCGCCGGTTGTCACATCAACTGCGTGACTCTCTACGAAGCCCCGATCCTTGCCCTTCCTCGTTAGCCACCACTTCGCGGCCCCTACGTCACCTCGCCGAATGGCTCGAATAAGCATGGATTCCGCAACGTCGGTGACATCTTCGCACTCATCATCGTATGCCTTCCTGACCGACGGGTATCGCTCAATGGCCGCCTTGGCCGTATGCCATTTGCAGCCCACATTCCTGGCGATGGCAGAGATAATCCCGCCGGTGCCTGGAATAGCATCTATGAACCGCCGTGCTTTGTATGCCATTAGTCATTCGCCACTTTTGCCGATTCGGCAAGGCGCGGCTCGGCCTCATTGGACACCAAACCCATCAGGGCCTCGGTGAAACTGTCCATCTCTGGGCCATCATCAAACGCATCATTGCGCTTCAATATTGCCTTGATCTCAACATGGCACAAATCATAGCCCCTCATATACTGGCGCCGCACTTCCGTAGCCACGGATTCTGCCGCCCTGGCTATGTTCCTGACCTTGCTGTCTGCGCTTGCCTCAACAACTAGGACACGCGAACCTATGCTGCCATCTTCCTGCATCTTCTCAACGAGCCGCTTATCGCCTGCCTGCATATTGGCCCCCCTAGCCCTCCCTTGCCGTCGCCACGATGTCCAGTATGATTCCTTTCTGGTTGCACCATGCCAGGAACTGCATCACCTTCAGGCCGTCCTCACCCAGTCCCAGCACAACGCGAATGCTGCCATCGGCCATAGTCTGTACCTTGTCAACCTCCGCGTAGAACGTGGCCTTGTCCCTGCCCACTGCTTCCTGGGGCGTATCAATGCTGTGGGTCCAGTCTGGATATGTCGGCACCTTCTCCTCCTCTCACAAAAAAAGCCCCGCCATGCCGCACTTGCGGCGTAGACGGGGCGATTAATGCCCATTGGTTACGCGTTAGATATAGTATACTATATTTCGGTTAGCTTGTCAAGCCCCCCTCCCTACACGCTCCTGACTATGATCGCTATGTGTGCATATCGAACTCTCTGGCTCAGGAACCTCTATAAGCTCGATATTGGTTCCAGTGGCGAACACCTTGTCACATGCAAGACACCTGACGTAGTATACAAAGTCACCGTCGATGTGATAGCTGGCACCACATGAGCAGTACACGTCCATACAGACATTAGTGCCCTTCCATTGGATGCGGCCATAGGGCCTATTGATTGGTCTCTGGCGCTTCTCCGCATCTAGGAGAATCTGCACATCCCGCTTGCTCATAGTCCCATCCCCTCCCTACACGCTCCTGACTACGACCTCCCACTCTGACCACTTGTTGCAGGCCTGACATTTGATGCGAGTATACGCCCCTTCCGACGATTCGCCAATGTACCGGGTCCTCCCAAACATGCGGAGATGTGGGCAGTGTTTGTTCTGGCAGAACCTCGGGACTTTCCCCGGCCACTGTAGACCCCTGATTATGTCTGCGATCCTCTCCGCCCTCTCACCGTTAGGGTCTGTCATCCTGGCCCCCTAAGAGCCATTAGCCCTCCCTCACGAGCGATCCTCTATTCCGACTTTCTGACCCCTGCCTTGCCCTGCCTCGCCGCGCCCCGCCCTGCCTCGCCGTGCCATGCCTGGCCCAGCCGCGACTCGCCCAGCCCCGCCGAACCACGCCTTGCCCGGCCCCGCCCTTCACTCCCAGCCGACTACTACGAATCGGCCAAAAGGCCCTTTCTTCTCAGGGCGAAAGTCCAGCAGCCCGACCCTCGTGCCAGCATCGTCCACAACTTTGCGGGCTTGCTGTTCTGTCATCAGCATCTCATCCCATGACAAGGTAAACTCGGCCCCCCATTCATCAAGCCGCGGACGGTGCCGCAGGATGCGTCCCTTTGTGGCCGGGATAACGACTGGCCGCGTGTCTATCTTGTAGCTCTCCATACCCAAGCCCACTACCTCGGGGTCTACCATCAGGCAAGCCGCCGCCGTCTTCATCAGGCTGGCCCGGCCCTTGCCCTTCGAATAGACCGCAGCACCTATCAGCGCCCGCTGGATGTTGATACCTGGGATATAAAGCTGCCCATCCTCCCAGCGATAGGCCGATAGCTCCGCTTGCTCCTCAATGGGCCGCTTCTCTAGCGCCTCCACGGGCTCCATTGGAAAGCGGTGCATCAGCAATGGCGACACACCCTTGATCTTCACTGTCCGCTGTTCCATCCCTACCTCCCCTTTGTCTATCCTGCCCAATGTTCACCCTGCCCTGCCTTGCCAGGCCTCGCCGTGCCATGCCGTGCCTTGCCCGACCCCGCCATGCCTTGCCCGACCTCGCCATGCCTCTACCCATCCATTAGTGCCTCCCCCGTGTCATTGAACACGGCCCGCGCCGCCAGCTTGGCCGCAAACTGCTGTCGGGCCCGCACCGCCAGGAAGTCGGGCACCTGACAGATGCGGTCCATCTCCTCGATGTCCTGCTTGAATAGCGTCACGGTCAGTGCGCCGTCGCTAAACGTCGCGCCGATTAGTTTGATCTCGCGTAGGGTAAACTCGCCGTTGCTAAAGAAGGTGCCGATTAGTTTCATCTCTCCTCCCCCCAGATGATCCGTCGCTGCTCCGGCGTATGAGTACGCCAGACATGGTGCGCATCAGCATTGCCCGTTCGCTTCTTGCCACACCGCTTACAGTGTGCGGTGAACGTCGGGGCGTCCCAGGCATAGAGCCAGTCATGCCCCCTCAAACATCGCCACTGAGTCAGTAGTTCTCTCATTCAATCCTCCCATACCCCCACAAACTCCCTAGCCCACGCCATATCGTAGGCATACAGTTCAATCATCTTCTTGAGCAGTCTGATTCGCATCCAAACCTTCTGCCCGTCGTCATGGTGCGGCCGGCAGATGCAGGCCATGTTCTCGATCCGCCACATCTCCCGGTTGAATGGGCTCTTGCGCCCCCTCGGGACGATGTGATGGACATTCCAGACAGGGGCGCCGCACAGGATGCAGACCTTTTCATCCCGCTCTAGGACCTCCTGAATCAGCCGCCGGGCCCAGCTAGGCATCGTCGCTATACTCATAGCCCCCGTCATCGGTGAGGCGGACGTGGAATTGTGCCTCAATCGCGCCTATCACATTCTGATAGCCACATTCCATTCCTTCTTGGCGCGGAATCCGCGCCCCCGTCTCCGTGGCTACTCTTAGCTGATGCGTGACCCACCGCAGCATCTTCACCACGTCGGGGTCGGCGGCTAGGAGAGACACCGCTTCGTTCGGCATTCCGCCAATGATGTATTCATATGAGCCAGCCTTCACATATGCTCGCAACTCTCTCTCACACATCGTCTTCCTCCAATACTAAATCCATCAAGACCGTACTGAGTACCCTACAAATGGCGGCGGCTTCGTCGCCCTGCAAGGCCATGATAAGAGGCTTGTCGCCCCGCGCGGTTAGCATCAAGTAACACTCTTCTTGTCGCCAGCCTACCAGTAGGCCAGCTTGCAAGGAATGGTTATCGTAACGAACCCAATCGCTCCTTTTGCACCTAGCCCCTTTCGGAATTATATATTTGTTGATCCACCTAGCCATGACTATCCCTCCCTGCACCTTTTACATAGCCGTCCTCGCTTGGGCGGTATATGTTCTGGTTTTGGCTTTGGGCTTGGGCATCCATCATTCGCATTAGTAGCACAAGCCATAGAGACAATCCAGGTTCCGCTACCAATATAATGACCACAATCATGGGCATTGTAACAAGGGCGACAAGGACACATAAGATCAGATGCGTATGTCCAGCGGCCCTTGTATTCCGTGACTTTTATTGTGTGATCCCTAACTTGAATCATCGCTGTCCTCCACCGTGATCGTGAATCCGGGCCGGTCCCGGTCAACGTCTACCGTGCCTGTAGAGATGCGAATGTCCTTGTCGTCGATGCCCAGGCCCTTCGCAACGGAATCACAGATGACCTTGAAGTAGTTATGGGTATCCCGGCGGCGCTTGTCAGGGAAGCGGAAGTCAACCCTCACGAGAATGTTGTAGTGGTCAAATAGCTGCTGGTCAGGAAAGGTGTGGCGGCAATAGGTCTCCAAAAGAAGTCGCTCCATCCACGCCTGGACCTCCGGCTTCTTCCGGTAGTGCCCGCCCTTGCCGAAGCGCATGTGGTTGACGCTCAGGTTCTTGCCCCACGGCATGTCAACGGTTAGCTTCATCCCCCCAACCTCCATATCCTCACGTTTGGGGTGTACCCATCCCATCCGGCCTTCATCGCCAGCCAGTGCGGGATCTCCACGACCTCTCCCCTCTGGCGTAGCGCCCCCAAGTGGACCTCCTGGCCCACATCCACCACCTGTCAAACGTGCATACTGGCCCCCGGCACGTCCACTAGCCACCACTCGCCAAGAGTGTCCTGCTCGATGCCGGCGACTAGACACGGCCACGAGCAATCAAGTACCACCCCTGGCGGAACCCAGCCATGCGTCATCCTGTTTATGCACACCCTCTCCAGTTGACCGGGGCGCTGGTGGTAGTAGGCGCCCACTCCGGTCTCGTAGCCTGTCGTGTGCGTGCCGATCATCACGAAGATGATCTTGGCGATGACGATGTGGCTAGGCATCAAAAACCTATAAACTCCGGGATCGAATCGGGCTCAGGGATTGGCAGAGCAACTTCCCACTCTTCGGGGATGTCCTCTGGCTCCATCACAAGCGGGTTCACACAGGCAACCGCCTCCCAGTCGCGCCCAACCCGGCGCAGCAGTACATACCAGCTGGTCGGTATGCCCTCCGCTTGCCGCTTTCTCTCCAGCTCAGCTATCACACGCTCCACGGCCCCATCGTAGCTTTCACGGGCCGCACGCACATTGTCTATGTCAGCGTAGCTCATCCCTTCCCCTCCACCGCCCGCGCCGCCAGCCTTGCGGCGGCGAGCATAAGGTTTTTGTCCTCAGACCAAGCTCGGTGACTACACTGGTTCACTTTCTTATGGCACTTTTGGCACCAATACAATCCGTCAGATTCAGGGTAATCCGCCACATTCTCGTCATAGGCTTCTATGAGCGTCAAGTGAGGCGTGATGTGCAACTTCATCTGAGGCCAACGCCCCTCGATGATGCGGAGCAGATCACGGAGGGAGGGGAGCACCGTCACGTCCTCACGCAGAAATGCGTTAGGCGTACCAGAGCCCTCGAAGATAGCATAGAAGTCACACGCTGCACTAGGATCGTGCTCAACCTCAGTGACGAATACAATCACGTCATGCCCCATGACCGGCGCAAGGATTGCGGTCCCAAAGCGAATATCTAGGTGTTTCTGCAACCCCTTGGCCTCATCGCTGAGCATGAAGTCCTTGTAGGCTTGGCTGAATTGCTCATCCATCGGTGGCCTCCCTGTCTGCATACGCACCTGTAGCAAGTCGTTCCTCTAGGCCCTCGAATAGCTCAGCGGCCCATTCCATCGCGCAGATCAAACAGGTGCCGTCCCGTTTCACGGCGTTGGGGTTGTGCCCACAATCCGTAGGACAATCCAGACATCGCTCATTCACATTGATGGGCATACGCTCAAACGGTGAATCCAAGCAGAAGCACTTAGTCATCGGTAGCCTCCTGTTCGCTCTCTGTTGGCCTGCCTCTGAGCCGCGCTATCACGTCCTCTGGTCGTTCGTCGCTTTCATCCCACGGAAGCACCCCGCAGGCAGCCTTGTAGCCCTGTTCGCTCTCCTCCAGCTGTTCGCCCGGCGGTAAACACTCCACGACAAGGACCATGGCCTGCTCAATGGGTTCACCAAGAGTAGAATAGCCCCTCTCATAGTGCCCATCATCACTGGCATGATAAATCTGGATTGCATCATCATGTCTCGCCATAACTAGAAGGCTACCATCCATCCGCTTGAGAGCTTTGCCCTCAAGCCTAGCTACCACCTTCGGGGCAGCAGAGAGGGAGAGCGTATCAACGGCCATGTTCCAGACTCTCAGGTCCATGCTGGATAAGTGTATGCTGGGCTCTACTTCATCCCTGATTGCCCTCAACCCAGTGCCCATCACCGCCACCTGCGCCTCCAAGTTGCACATAGCGCACCCATCATCTTCGACGACACTGGCAGGGTGGCCGCAGGGGAGCAGTTCGGTTTTCTCGCTGCGAGCACGGGCAAGTTCCTGCTTGTGCTGGGCGGCGATGGCGTCAACGTCCTCAGTCTTTTCTTGAACGCCGTAGATGGTTCCCACTCGCTTGTATAGCCTTCTCTCAAGCCATTCCTTATCCATCCTCCCTCTCCTCTCGGGGCCGGGCAGTGATCCCTAGTAGTAGGGTTTCTTCCACTAGAGCCCCGACCCCGATTCAAACTCTAGCACCCACACGTCGGGGTTGTCTAGCCAATTGTGCTCTTTGGGATAGATCGTATCCCATAGTTCCGCAAAGGCACCGATATAGCCCGATAGCCTTTGGTCCTTAGTGAACCAACGATCATCACCGAGGCTCTGCCAGCCAGGAATATAATCCATGCCAAACGGGGGCGCGCTGTTGGCACCCTCAGCCTTCGCGTCCTCCACGCTGATCTCTCTCAGCCGCTCCCGCCGTATCTTCGTTACCCGTATCCTGCCCACGGCCTTCTTGCCCCGGCCTGGCTGGACGGCGTAGGTGCGGCCTACTACATAGATGCTTCTCATATTGGCGGGGTATTCCTTGCCATTATCAAGCCACTGGATGACCTCATTGATTACATCTGTCTCAATGTCCCAGCGGTTTGATTCCTGGCTTGCCTTCACAGGCCGCCGCGTCTGCGTCTTGGTGCCGTCGAGTACCTGCCTCCACTGTTTGAAGATCATGGTTGCCCCTTCCCACGCACTTGTCGTACCCACTCCACCACGTCCTCGATGCCGTCAAAGTCCTTGCCGCACAGGTGGCGGAGTTCGGCAAACGCCTGTGTCAACGTCGTGCGGGGCTGCTCTCCCTCCTGCATCTCGCGGATGTGGTCTAGCACATACTGCAACGTATCCCTCATGTAGGCGTCATGTCTGTGTTTGTGATGTTCCGTCTCCAGCCACTCCACCAACTGCTGCATGTCTGTTGGGCTAGTGGTAGCTCCAAGAGCTTTAGCTGATACGTCACGCACAAATATCCAGTCATAGATATTCCCTGATTCGCTTTCCATGACATGAAGTGCAGCCTTGTCACGGACTACCCCTAGCGCATCCCTCAGCCGCTCCCCATTTGTTTTCACGTCTCCCTCCTCACCAGCGCCCCGAGCAGTTGCACCCACTGGCCGAGGCCAATCAGAATAGCGATGATGATGTCTTTAGGCGTTAGTCTGTCCACTCATAGCCCCCGTCGTCAGTGAGGCGGACGTGGAACATAAACTCTATAGTCCTCGCCAGGTCCCGTAGAACCGTCTCCTTACCCAGTGCCAGGGCAATCATCCCTTCATCAGCATGGCCTTCGCGTCTAGCTGATGCCAAGTCCGACTTAACCGCTGCCCTCCACTCAGCTATCTCCCGCAGCACCCCCACCACGTCGGGGTCGTCAGCGACTACCTTCTCAAAGCCGCAGGAACAGGGCACTTTCCGCCCGTCTTCTGGATCATACTCCCCCACGGCAGAGATGTGGCAGCCAATCTTGTGGTCAGCGTAACCGCGTAGTGCCTTCTCGCTCATTCCCTGTATCCTCCTCATCTAGCGTGAACTGCTGTTCGGCCTGTTGGACCAAGGTCCCAAAGCAGGGCGATGGGCACTGTAATGTCTTGGGTAGCGACTCCGCTTTCGGCAGCCAAGTCCGATGCCCGCAGGCCTTATGGTCGCACACATACTCTACATGGTGCTCCTGCACTGTCCGCCTCCACCAGCGACGCCCCTCTGGCGTGGTTCTCCGCCAGTTCATGTAAGCCGCGAAGTCTGCGGGCGGGCTAATCATCTCGGCAACCTCCAGTCCTCACCCTTCATCCGCACCCACTGGCCCATCTCGAAGAGCCGAGACACCGCCGAATCAGTGATCCACAAACCCAGCTCCCCCGGCCCCTTGTTGGTCGTCAGGATGATCGGCCTATTGCCTTCCCGATAGCGGCCATTCACGATGTCATACCCGATGCGCCTAGAGAACTCGCCGTCACCGGTCGGCTTCTCTCTTCCGGCCTGCCCCACATCATCAAGAATCAGGACCGGAATCCGCCGCCACCTGGCGATGTACTCTTGCTCAAAGCGCACCCCGTGATACCGACCATTGGGATATGTGTCTCTGATTTGTGCCAGGGCGTCGTCAAATTGGATGAACAGCACCGGCGCACTCCTCGCCCCGAACTTTTCAATGAGAGCATTGCCTATGGCGGTGGCAAGATGAGTCTTGCCGACGCCGTTAGGTCCGTAGAATACAAGCGTTCGGGGATCCTCCACGAATGATCGCGCAGTCTCTAGCGCCTTCCGTAAGCCAGCCCTGTGTTCGGGCTTCTGGCCCTCGGGATGATAGGTTTCAAACGTCTTGGCTACTGCATCGCCACCGAACCCCAACCTGTCACGCATCGGCCTCAGCTCCCCGTTGCTGACTCTCTGCGGCCTCGACGAAGGCTCGCTGCTGGTCGGTAAGTTCTCGATCACGCTTGCCACGCTTTGCATGTCTGCCCTCTCTCTTCCAACGCTCTAGAATCTTCTTGACGTATGCCCAAGTGCGGGCATCGTGGTCTATCCCCTCATCACAGGCAGCGACAAACCAGTCCTCCGGTACGTCTTCCATCCAGGCGTCGATCCTCTCTGCTAGCCCACCGTCTA